GCTTCCGGCCCGCCATCAGCTGGTCGGGAACGGGTTCGAGGTGAAATACGCCTGCGGCGACAGATCCAAGGTCAGGGTGACGTCGTCGTAGTCCGGGTTCAGCGGCCGCGTCTGCTCGTGGACGCCCTCGACGAAGTACGGCTCGAGGTTGAAGCCGCCCCCGCCCGGGCTCGCGACGGTGACCTCGGCGGCGTCGGCGATGTCGACTTGGGAAAGCAGCTTCCAGACGGCTGGGCCGCGGACATCATCCGGGTTGATCGACCGGAACGCGATGTCGGTGACCCGGTTCCGGGGCTCAGCATAGTTTTCGACGTAGTAGGTCGAGAACCGTTTCGTTTCGGTCAGGTCGTCGCTCGAGTCGAGCAGCCCCTGCTGGGTTAGCAGGTCCGGCGCCGACCAGGACCGGATCCCGAACGTGTCCCTCGAGACGGTGTCGATCACGACCTGGCCGGTCTGCTCCGACGTGGTCAAAGGTATGTCGTAGCGAAGCGGGGTCGCATAGGCGCTGTTGATGATTTTTGCGAGGCCGCGGTTGAAGCTGAACCGGCGGATCTGGGCTGTGGCGTGGGTGCCGTCGGCGGCCGCGGCGGCTCCGTCGCCGGCCTTCCATTGCTGGAAGTCCCAGGCGCTCGAGCCGGCGGAGGCGGCGGTGCCGGCCGGGTCGAACTTCGCGAGGCGGCCGTGGACGCAGATGCGGCCGAACCGGTCGCAGTAGATGTTCGAGACGCCGGGGAACTCGGCGTCGCAGGCTTCCCAGACCGCCGAGAGGGCGGTCTCGCCGGGGCTGTAGATCGCGGTGTGGAGGTAGACGTTGCCGCTGAAGACGACGCTGAACTCGTCGGGGATCTGGCAGTCGGTCAGGATCCGGTTGATCCGGTCCTGCATGTTCTCGGCCATGTAGATGACCTGGTCGGCGGAGTCGGCCGGGGCGATCGGCGGCACGTCACCGAACTCGCCGGGCAGCAGCTCGACGTTCGCGAGCAGCTCGAACAGGTCGACCAGCGTGAGCTCGAGCCGGTTCACCTGCTGCGACGGGTCGAAGCCGTAGTTGAGGTCGTCGACGAAGCCGCGGAACCGCTCGTGCCAGACGCCGGTGACCGGGTTCTGGCGGCAGATGACGGCCTGCAGCAAGGGCTCGATCCAGCCGTAGAACGGCCCGGAGCTGTTGGTCGGGTCGAGGAGGCCGTCGCGGTCGGCGATCTGGACGGTGGCGCGGCCGGTGTCGGTCCGGTCGAGCTCGTACTGCCGGCCCCGGTCGATCTGGTAGCTCGTGACCAGCGAGTCGTAGGAGTCGATGCGGGTCCAGGTCGGCGACCAGGTCAGCGTCGGCTGGTCGAACGCCAGATGGAACCTTCCCGTCGGCGCGGCTATCTCGACCCTCTCCTGACATGGCCCCGCGCCTTGGCACGCTTCGTCAGCTCGTTTTCAAGTAGCCGCGGATTTTCGGCGCTCGAATGAAAATGCTCGATGTAGATCGAGGTGCCGTTGCCGGCGAGGCCGGCCCTGAGCCCGCCGGCGAGCGCCTGCCGCTGCTGCCGCGCCTGGAGCTCAGCGATTGACCCTTTGATGAACGTCTTGCCGCCGACCGAGACGGTCTTGTCGGGGGCGATCCCCTGGAACGCCGACGTGCCGAAGACCTGCTCCCAGAGTTTCTTCGCGGGGCCGTAGAGGGCGACGACGATCGCGATCTGCACCGTCAGTTTCGCCGGCAGCGAAGTGAGCGCCCCTTTCAGCCCTTTCACGCCCCGGGTAGAACGGCCGGCGTTGGTGCCGATCAGGCCGACGTTCGCGGCGATGTCGGCGAGCGACGCGGCCAGCTTCACCGTCTTGAACGCGACCAGTGCGGCGAATAGGAGCTCGAGGCTGTGTTTCGTCGAGCCGGTGATCTTGTTGAGGGCGTCCATCGCGATCTTCAGCGCTTTGATCACGTCGCTGACGGCAGCGGCGGCCTGCTTGACCGTGTCGAGGACCTGTTTCTGGTTCTGGCTCTTCGAGAGCCAGTCAGTAATCCGTTTCACGACCCGTTCGATCGACGGCGCCAATGTCTGCGCGATCTCGCCGCCGAGGTTCTTCGCCTGCTCCTCAAGCTTGTGCAAAGAGCCGGCGAACGTGTCGCCGGCTGCTTTGGCGGAGCCGCCGAACTCCTTGTGCAGCTCAGCGAGGATGATCCGTTGCGCTTCCATCTGGTGGCCGGTCGCGACGAGTTGTTTGATCTGGTCCTTCTGCTCGTCGGTGAACGTGACGCCGACCCGGCGCAGCGAGTCGATCCCCCGGATCGGGTCCTGGAGCGCTTTGCCGAGCTGAATCGCCGCCGACTTGGTGTCCTCCCCCAGGGCGACCGACATGTCGAGCACGGTGCTGGTGGCCTGGTCGAAGATGCCGCCCTGGCGGCCGATCTTCGTGAACGTCAGCAGCAGGTTCTCCGTGCTGGTGATGGTCTCGTCGTCGATGCCGGTCAGGTTCAGGAGCCGGCTGGCGAGCTTGTCGACGTGGTCGGCTGTGATGCCGGCCTGGCCGCCGGTCGATTTCAGGACCGCCCGGGTCTGGGCGGCGACCTTCTGCGACTGCAGCATCTCGTCGAAGCTGGCTTTGACGGCGCCGGCGAGACCGGCCGCGCCGAGCCCGGCGGTTGCGAGACCGGCGATCTTGGTGAAGCCGCGGAGAGCGCCGGAGCTGCGGCGTGTCTGCCGTTCGAGGCCACGGCCGAACTGGTTCGCGTCCCGGGACGCCTTCCGAAAGCTGCGCTCGAGTGAGCTGGCGTCGCCGACGATCTCGACCGCGATCGTCCTAGGCATCCGGCCCCCGTTCGAACATCGCCGTGAACATGTCGACGCAGCCCAGGAGCTGGGCCGGGGTCAGGTCACCAACGTCGGAGACACGGACGCCGAAGTAGCCGAGCCGGGCGTCCCAGAGCGACTCCGGGGCGTGTCCGAGCTCTCCGAGCTCGTCCTCGAACCGTCGCCACTGATGCTCGAGCTCCCGTTGGAGCTTCGGACCGGGGGGTCGGCATCAGTCTCCTCGGGCTCGTCTGCTTCGAGACGGATCGTGGCGCCGAACGGCGCGTCTGCGAGCCGGTCGAACACCTCCTGTACGGCTGTGTTCTCGATCCGGTTAGCGCGGCACAAAGCGACGACCGCGAACGCGCAGAACAGTTCCGGGTCGGCGCCCTCGACGCCCTGCTGCATCGTTAACGGCAGATAGCCGCTCAGACGTTTGATGTGCCCCCACTCCCGGGTCGTGAGCTCCTGCCCGTCGAGGTCGAACTCGTAGCGGCCGTCGTATGGCCTGATCTCTTCGATCACGAGATAGTTCACGACGGGTAGCTCCGTTCCCAGAGGTCGCAGACGTGGTTGACGGCCTGGTTCATCTGCCGTGCCGTCTCGGCTTCGTTGTCGACCATCGCCGGCAGTAGCGCCCGCCTCATCTGCAAGCTTCCGTACTCCGGATGCTTGCCGGTCGTCTTCCGCAGGCTCTGCTCGACGATGACGCCGCGTTGACGGACACGGATCCGGTAGCCGGCCGCGGACCGTGCGTCGATGGTGGAGAAGCGGATCGCGGCTTCGGAACGCACCGGCTCGCCGACGGAACGGAACGTGTCCCGCATCTCCTTGCGGAGGGCACGGTCGGCGAGCAGACTGGCTTTGGCGAGCTCGCGGTAGCCGCGGACAGCAACGGTCTCACCGGGCACTAGGGCAGCGCCGCGTCGAAGAACTGGAGGCCGTCCTCGTCGACGGCGACGAACGTCGCGTCGAACGTGTCGACGTCGCCCCGGGTGGCGCCGGGACCGTAGGTGTAGAGCATCACGTTGCCCCTGAGCTCCGGGTTGGTGGCGGCGACCGCGGTCGTCTGGTCAGGCCGCCACTTGAACAGGACCGTCTCCCGGTTCTTGTGGATCGGGTAGAGGGTCGCGTGGACCTCGCCGGTGCCGTACGACCCGAAGAACGTGACGGTCACGCTCTGGGTGGTCGGGCCTGCGAGTGACTCGTTCACACCCGTGGCTGAGAAGCCACTTACGTCTACCTGCTCGTGTTCGCTCGAGAACGTGACGGCGCGGGCGAGGTTCGACAGGTCGACGCTGTCGACCTCGACCGAGTCTTTCAGAGCGACGCGTTTACCCATCGCTTCCCTCCTCCTTGTCCTGTTTCTTGGATGACCGGCCCTTGGCGACCGCGATCGAGCCGCGCTCCAACGCGCGACGCTCCTCGTCCTCCGATAGCTCGGCGGTGAACTCCTCGCCCGGCTTGATCCCGCGGTAGGGCCGTGTGCCGGTGACCTTGTAGGTCGTTTTCATACGAACATCTCGACTCTCCATTCGGCGCCGAGCATGTCGGTGTCGCCGACGTCGGTGTAGGTCCGGAAGCCGCTGACGCTGCCGTCGTTGCCGATCACCGCCGTGTCGGTGTCGGCCAATGCCGCCTCGACCGACGCCGGATCGTTCGTGTCCAACAGGCGCAGCAGCAACTTGGTGCCGGCCTCCTGGTCTGCGACGCTGACACGGGCACGGACGGTCCAGTAGACGCGTTTGTCGCCGACGCCGAAGGCGGCGCCTTCCTGGAACGGCTCGCCGGGGTAGATGTCGATCGACGGCGGCGTCGGGTTGCGGTTCCAGTAGCCGTAGATCTGCAGCCCGGGGATCTCGACAGTCAAGGGCTCAAGCGCCGTGGTCATCTCGTCGACGGCCTCCTGCAACGTCACCCCACACCCCAACTCGTTTTCAGCGGCAGCAGCCGGAGGTGGTGCCGATACCAGCTGTCCCTGGCTGTGATCACCGGGACGTTGTCTGGCCCTACGGGAATGGCGCCGAACCCGGGCGACCAGTTCAGCCGCCAGAGCTCGACGGCCCGGTCGAGGTTGACGTCGACGACGACGGGCGGCGGAGGATCCGGGGCCGGCAGCTCGGCGGTGTAGTCGAGCTCCCAGTCGATCTCCTCCGCCGCCGCGTCGATCACACGTTGCATCGCCGCCGATTGGGCTGCGGTCGGCGCGTCGATCCGCAGCACACGCTGGAGCTCGGCGATCTCAACGTAGGCCACCGGCTAGCCTCCGGCCGCCCGGATCGACGCCTTGATCTCGTCCTTGCTCATCGCCGCGTTCGCGGGGCTGATCCCTCTGCTCTGGGCGTAGTCGAGCAGCTGGTCCTTCGTCATCGCGTCCAGCTCGTCGCCGCCGGAGGCCGGTTCGGCTTCGGCGGCCTTCGGCTCGGCGACGGGGCCGCCCGTGCCTTCGACCCAGGCCGGCTCCAATCCGACCGCTTCCCGGTTCGGGTCGTCGAAGATGGTGCCCATCAGGTCACCGTCACTTTGATGATCCCGGTCGCGTCGATGATCAGGGGGGCGAACATCCCCGCATAGGCGACCTGGACCCCCAGGACGGACGGCTCTACGACGCTCAGCGACCCGATCCGATCCTCGTAGACCTCGGCCGCGGCGGTGCTCAGGACCATCATGTGCTTGGTCGCCGCGAAGCCGGCGGTGACGACAACGGTGATGCCGGCGACCGAGCCGACGACACCCTGCCCGAAGTCGCCGGCCGAGAACCCGGCCGACTGCGCGTTCGTCGGGTTGACCGGCGCGAACAGCGGCCCGATGATCCCGAGCACATCCGGTGAAACGGCGGCGATGATCCGGCCCTGCCCCTTCGTCGCCGTGTACAGCGACCCGGCGGCGGTCCACAACGCGCCGGCGACGTCGGCCGCCGACGGTGTCGCGGGGATCGTCGGGCCGGCGGTGCCGCCCGCGTAGAACGCCTGCACCGCCGTCTCCTCGGTCAGGATCGCGTACTGCGCCGCCAGGTCCTGGATTACCAGATCCATCACCTGCGGCTCGGACCAGGAGATGGATTGCCTCGAGATGTTCACATACCCGCCCAAGGTGCTCGGGGTCGGGCTTACGGAAGTGATGATCATCTTCTGGCTCGTCAGCTCCGCCTTCTCCGCCGACTGGGCCGCGACGGCGGTGTGCTGGGTCACCTTCGGCCTCTTGAAGCTGCTCGACGGCAGCTGTCTTGGGCCGAGCTGCCCAACCACGGGGCGGGCGGCGTCGATGAAGTTGACGACACCGCCGACGATCGGCGCCGGCAAAAGTCCGGTGATGTCGGCGGTCGTCTCGTGCGCGGCGGCCCGGTTCTCCTGGCCCCAGCGGCGCATCCGGTCGCGTGCCTTCTCGTCGCCGAGCCCGGCCTGCCACATGTCGAGCGCATAAGCGCCGGCCGACCGGTACTCCACCTGCTGCGGCTGCTGCTTGTCGCCCTGCATGTAGACGGCCAATTGCCGGATCCGCTCCGCCGAGTCGCCGCTGATCCGGCGGGCCTCCTCGAGCGGCTTCATCATCTCGTTGACCCGCTCGATCCGGTTGCGGGCCTCGGTGACGAGCTCGGCCTTCTCGTCGGTCAGGTCCTTGCCGTCGCTCGACTCGACGAGGCTGTCGATGAACTGCTGGCGCTCCTCGATCTCCGCGACGTAGCGGGCGAGCATCTGGTCTGTTGCACCCATCGGGTGTCCTCCTTGCGGGTTGCGCGAACACGGGACGGGATCCCTGCTCGAGCGCGTATCCCCCGCAACTGCCGGCCCACCCAGTGGTCATCAACGGCAGGTAGTTCAGACGCGTTCTTGCGGTCCAGACGATACCGGATCGTCCGGACGGTGACCAGCCTTGCCGCGCCGTGTCCCGCCTAGCCGCGCCCGGACTCGCCGGGCCACACCAAGCCGCGCCATGCCTGGACTCGCCAGGTCAGACGAGACCGTAACGCATATCGATCTCGGCCGCCAAGGCCCGCATCCGTTCCAGCTCGAGCCGGTCACGGTTCGGGGTCGCCGACGCCTCACCGGGCAGATCGGGCCGGTCGTCACGGACGCTCAACACGACCGCGTCCGGGTATGCGGCCGTCGACGTCATCGCGACATGATCGAGCCAGCACGCGTTCAGCCTCCGCCTCGTCGACGTCTCCCAGGTCTCGGCGCCCGGCTTGACACGGCGACGGCCGTGGCCGGCATCCTCCGACATCAACGCGAACCCGGCGCTGATGTCGAGCACCCCGTCGGCTGCGAGCTCGAGCGCATCGTCGCCGCTCGACGTCTTCGAGATGTAGAGGTCGGCGACGAGCCCCTCGTCGCGGGACGGGTGGAACGCGGTCGCGCGGCCGATCGGCTTGCGGCTGTCATGCTCGAGGTTGACCTTGACCCGGTTCGCACGCCGCTCGATGCCGTCGTAGGCGCCTCTGGAGCAGATCTCGGTGATCAGCTTGCCGCGGTAGAACACCTCGGCCGGCTTCTCGTACGGCATCACGACCGCCTGCACGATCCGGTTCGGGTACGACACGTCGACGACCTCGGCCGCCCGGAACTCGATCTCGCTCATCGAAGCACCCCCTGCGACACGTCGGCCGGTGTGCTGTTGTCCAATCGCTCCGCGGCCCGAATCTCGGCGACAGTCATCGCCTGCTGGCCGGTGACCGGGTCGACGATCCCGGCGAGGATCTGCGCTGTCTGGGCCCGCTGCAACGGCTCCGGCTGGATGTAGGCGTCCCGGTTCACCTCGACCCGCACACCGCGCGGCAAGGCCCATTGGGAGAGGGCACCCATCAGCATCTGCGCCTTCGGGCGGAGGCCGGCACGCCAGTGGAAGTCGAACAGCATCGTCACATTGCTGTAGGTCATCGAGTCGCCTCCGGACGGCAGCCCGACGATCACCGGCGGCACGCCGAGCAGCACCGCGATCCGGCTGTCGTTCAGCTGCTGCAGATCGACCAAGGCCATCCGTTGCGGGTCCATCTGCGTCGCCTCCCACTCGACGCCGCCCGACAGAACCGCCGGCTCCCCGAGCGTCGACGCGCGTGCCTGCACCCACTGGGCCTGCAACGTCGCGGCCTGGTCGGCGGACAGCTCCTCCGGGTGCTTCAGGATGCTCGAAGGGATGCCGCCGCTCGAGGCGACGGTGGTCGCGTACCGGGTCAGCACCTGCGACGCGACGATCCGGGCCGCGCCGGCCTCCAAGGGGCCGTGGCCGTGCGCGTCGCTGACGGAGCCCTGGTAGCGGATGTGGAGCATGTCGTCGGTCACGTCGACCGAGCCGATCGAGTAGTAGCGACGGCCCTCGTCGAGCTCGACGTTGACGTACCAGGGCGGCACGACATGGAACCGCGCCGGCCAGCCTGTCGCATACCTCGACGTCGCCAGCACGAACACCTCGCCGCAGGCCTGGTAGTCCCACATCAGGCTTTTGGCGAACTCCTCCCAGCTCGTATAAAGATCGGGATCTGGGTTATTTGTCCAGTCCGCGTCGAGCGAGGTGCGGGCGTTGACGAGGTACGGCGGCATCTCGCTGAACACCGACGCGTTCAGGTCGATGCACATCCAGGCCGTGTCGGTCAGCGAGCCGAGGCTGCCGTAGCCGTTCCAGTAGGGCGGCCACCAGTCGGCCGGCCAACCCGACCAGGCCGACGGGATGATCCTCGGCGGCAGCCACGACGGCGGGTCGTCGCCTGTGATGACGACGCCGTTGGGGTCGCCGGGGTTGACTGCCTGGTCGGGTCCGACCGTCCCGGGCGCCGCGGTCACCGGGTCGTTCGGGTTCGGGACGATGTCGTCCGGCGGCCGAATC